AGATGTCCTGGCGCGCCTGCCAGACATCACCATGTCACGCTTGCCCGAATTGCTCCCATGGAACTGGAAGCTCGGGCAGGAAGCTGTCAACGCAGCTTGACCGCGTCCCTCGCCGGATGCTTACCTTACGCATAAGAGTTCTCCAGTTGTTGTGCGGTGTAGCTCGCCGCGGTGTGTGTGTCTTCGCTACTCCAAAGGAATTACGCTCGGCGCGCGGCGATCCAAAACGCGATCGTTCACGTTATGTTTCAGGAAGAAAACAAAGGAACGAAATCGGGAAGCGGCTTCACAGCCTTACGCTGCTGTGTCTTTCGTTTCTAAATATTCTATAGATTTGATGATGGCCTCGCCGATAGCCCTCCCGAGCATAGGCGGGACGGCGTTCCCGACTTGGACATACTGCTCGGTCTTGGATCCTGAAAAGACGAAACTGTCCGGGAAAGACTGCAGACGTGCAGCTTCGCGCACAGATATCGCGCGATCCTGTTCGGGGTGGATGTAGGCGCCCCAGTGGATGTCGCATTTCGTCAGCACGGTGCAGGAGAGACCATCCCAAGTCATCCGCCCGTAACGTTTCGTGTGGTCGGACCGCTTCGCCCGCTTCATACCTGCTGGGAGGAGATCGAACGGGATATCGCGCCAGCTTCCGCCTGGCGGGATGTGCTCGAGGCGGTCCATGTTCACCTGGCCCAGGCGGGGCGCCGCATGGTTCTCGACGGTCGTGCGGTTGCCGCGGAGAACGATTTGGAAGTCGCCTTTGGGCTCATAGGAATATTCCACCGTGCCTCGGTCTTCGCCATTCTCAAGCGCTGGCAGATCACCAATAGCGTCCCGGATCGTCACGTAGGGCAGAAGACCTGGCCCATGAGTGGGCTCCGGATGAATGATCCGAGCACCGACGCGGTTGCCGATGATAACGACCCGGCGTCTCTCTTGCGGGACGCCGAAACCCTCGGCTCGTAAAACCTGCTCTTGGACCTTGTATCCAAGCTTTGAGAACTCGTCCTTGATTGCTTTAAGAGCCTCGCCGCCACCGGCGGAGAAAATACCCGTCACGTTCTCCATCACCACAAACTTTGGGTGCATCTCCTTCACAACGCGAAGGTATTCCCGGAACAGCTGCGAGCGCTCATCATGCATTCCGCGCTGATGATTGTAGACGGAGTAGGCCTGACAAGGAGGGCCCCCGGCAAGGACGTCGAGTTCCCCTTTCTTGAGACCCGTGGCGGCACGTAGGCGCTTCGCCGAGAGATCTTCGATCGGCCCTGGGATAAACGTCGCTTCAGCGTGGGATTTCTCAAAGGTCTCTCCAGCTGCGTCGAAGTGGTCGTTGCCGGCAAGCACACTGAAGCCGGCCATCTCGAGCCCAGCTGTCAAACCGCCAGCACCGCAGAAGAGATCTACTACTGTGAGTTTCCGCCGCTCGCCCATGCCGCCCTCTGGTTATTCTTTTGTTCTCTCGGCTGATACCAGATATCGCGGATTCCGGCAATTCCATATCGACATGGCGTTACGGGCCGGCGTTCATTTTTTCTTCGATCGCGCCCTCGAAGTCACCTTTGGCGACTGGTATGCCGCCGGTCAAGCCCTCAATCGAGTTCTCGAGGGTGGTCAGTCGGCGGTCAACCACCCGCAGTTCGAAGGGTGCTTTCGGTGCCGGCTGGATGAAGTCCACAAGATACCAGACGATGTCGCAGTTGGACACGTCAGAGACCTCGCGCATCTTCCCCATCGACTCGAAGAAGGCGATGTCGACTACGACTGCCATCTTTTTCCCCCATCGCCTCAATGTGGGAACCTTGATCTGCAACTGTGGCATGAGCCGCTTTGGCCCGCTGGACCGGTAATCCGGACGCCGACCCTCTTTCGGCATGGCCAGCTGACCTCCGTTGTTGGCAATCGCCGTAAGTTCGGCGCCCATCTCCTTGCCGGAGAAATAGACCGCTTGGACTTCGACAGCTGCCCACTTCATAGGATGGCCAACTGGCGTGTTTGTTGCCGCGAGAACCATGTCGATGTTACCGACGCTCTGACCAGGATCACTATCGAGGCTCCCTGTCGACTCGAGAAACCCCACCTCTCCGACCTGGAATGGATTCGGGTCGGAGAGGAGATCCCTACCGATATGCTGAGCGACGGTGTTATTCTCTTGATATCGGACCGGGCACATGCCGCGGATGTAAGCCCGCTTTCCTTTCACCGGCTGAATACCCCCACCGGGCTTCTCCTGGCAAAGGCGCATTGAGCACACGCCGCCAGGCTTGTTGCAAAATGGAAAGGGAGTGTCCGTCCTGAACGGGCACGGCATTTGGGTAGCCTTGAGCGCCGTGAGGCGCGCTTCGAGGTCTGTCAGCCTCTTCTGCTCAGCGGCGGTCAACGGTCCGAGCTTCGCTTTTTCCCGAAGATCGACGATGCGTTTCATCTCGACCTTGTTCAGCATCTTCCCGGATGCCTTGAATGTCCCGAGCCGAAGCCGATCAGCGTCCGTCAGGTCGAAGAATGGCAGTCCATACCATTCCGCGATGTGGAACATCTCCTTGTCTTTGGACGTCTTCGCCATTCTGCTGCCCGATGATTCCGTGGTTTTTTCAAACCACTACCAACTCGAGTGCACGTATGGGAAGAAAAAGAAGACCCGCCGGATTTCTCCAGCGGGTCTTGATTTGCCCATGCTTCGGTTACTGAACCGCGAAAAGACTAACGCGGCGCGCCTCACCTTGACTTCAGGCCCCGGACCGGGCCCCACACAGGCGCTGACCAGACCGAATGCGCACGGCCTGGATCTCGGAATTACTGGGGCCTCCTCGCGCAGTGCCGTCTTTCTCCGTTTTGCCGGGCAGCGATCCGGCGGCTGGTGTGTGTCTTCGCTACTCCAAAGGAATTACGCTCGGCGCAGGCGATCCAAAATGAATTTCGTTCACGCTTTGTTTCAGTCTATTTCAGCCGATATTGAAGCTTCTTGAGATCGTGAGCAGCAATCGCCGCGGTCAGATCCAGCTCGGCTTTGTCGGCCGCTTCCAGAGCGTCGAGCCAGCGGCGGTGGGCCTCGTCCGCCACCATATTGGCAGCGGCGAGGTCTCTCTCCTGGTCTTCGGTCAAGGGCGGTGCTGAGGTCACTCGACGCATGGGGGCACCTCGTTTGCCGGCGGTCGAGCGAGTAGAATGATGCCCGCGAGCCGGTATCTGTACGGCTTCCCGCGCTCGACGCGATGCACCGTCCCGGAAGGACGATGCTCGACGACGTGACCGGGTTCGACGAAGCGGAATTTGATGGGGAGGGGAAGCATTATGCGGCCTCCTGCACATGCGCCAAGATTTCGTCGACGTAGCTCCAGAGTCGGAACACGGCGTCTTCGATATTAGCAATGACATCCTCGTCCCGTTCGACGCGGCGGATATAAGTCGGCATCCCGGGATAACCGGCGACATGGTCGATCCACTTCCGACCAGTTGCCCAAAGCCCGAACTGGCCTTGGACATACTCGTCGTTCGGGATGTCGCCGCCGAGGAAGAGGGCAATCACTTTTTCAGGCGCTCTTGTCTTGATCTCAGAGAGGCCGTCTTCGCCGACGAAACCATCCGGCGAGTAGCCCGCGATCACCCGGTCACCGTCGAGAACGTGGATGATGCCGACCTCTTCGACATCACCGCGCAGGATGGAATACTCGTCACGCAGGGTGGCCTCGTATTCGGTTCCGAACTCCATGGCCTTCGAGGTGTAAGACGGCATGGGCGCGCCGAGGATGATCTCGCCGGCAATCTGCCGGGCATATGTCAGGGCTCCGGCTCCGAAGCCATACGGCGGCTCCTGACCCTTCGACACCTTGCCTTTGACGAGGAGGCACGCGGCCTCGCTCGCTGTGGGAATGCCGCAGCGCGCGGCGAGCCATTCGCTGGAACCCTGTTCCAATTCGGTGAAGATCTTGCGATCAAGCATTGGTCGCGCCCTCCTTAAGCTTGCGCTCGAGGAGCGACTTGAGGCGAGCGACGTCCGATGCGGAGACATCCTCGATCGTTTCGGCCTTGGCAGCCTTGAGGAACTTGGCTTCGTCAGTGCCCGTCTTCGCGATCAGGCCGCGCAGCGCACCGGCATCCTTCGCACTGATCGTCTCCGGGCCCGACGCCTCGCGCCGAGATCCATCATCGTCAGCGGTCGCGATGCCGAAATAACCGCACAGGAGATAGCGGCGGCCGTAGCTCGTGGTCGAGCCCTTGCTCTGGATCGCCGTTTTGTTCTGACCGCCCTTCAATCCTGCGCCGTCGAGCGGGAAATCGTCCTGTATCTCGTGCGAGTGACCCGAGATGTGCGACACGCGGAGATGAACGCGCTGGTGACCCTCGGGGGCACCGGCACCGGACCAAGCGGCTACTGCGAAGCCGTGCTGACGGATGATCGGCATGGCCTGCGTCTCGATGTCAGCCAGGTCGGCGTAGGTATAGTTCGAGTGTGAGTTCTTGCGCGTCCGAACGACGACAGGAACCTCAGTCTGGGCGGCGGCCAGGGCTCGGTAGAACTCGCGCTCGGCTTCACGCGCGGCATCTTCCCGGGCACGGTCATCGAGACGCTCTTTCATGTCGAGCATCTTCTCGAGCTTGCCGATATCGGCTTCGGGATCGAGGGCGACGCGCTCGATCATCGAGACCATCGGATCCAGCTGGATCGTCGGCATTTGTGCCGGGGCTTCCGGGCCAGACGCGGCGAGTGCCGTTCTGGAAGTTTCGGGGGTGTTGGAAGGTTGTTTCAAAGTCTTTCTCCATGGTTGCGTGTGTCGAGCAGGAAACAATTACGCCCCGGGTTGAGACGTTCAAAACGCCCTGCCTCGTAGAATTGAGATCGCCTCGATTGCCCGGCCTCGGCAGCGAAATCGGGCATTTTTTGCAGGTGAAATTTTTTGCGGAATCTCTTCCAGATCGAGGTCGATGAACCGAGCGAAATTCCCGCGGCAGCGCGACCGGAGGGGTTCGGGGAGGCGGCGGTCGTTCGCCACTCCCCGGGAGCAGGTGGGGGAGATCGAAGAGGGGGTAGGAGTGCGGAACGACCACCCCCTCTCGCCTGAATGGAGGGGTCCAGGGGAGGAAAGGCGGCGCGATTTCTTCCCTTGGCCATGGGGGTATTGGGGGAGCACGGAGGCTCACCTAATCGGGTGGAGGGCAGCGCCCTCCCGAACAGAGCAACTTGACGAAAGCCGGAGGCTGGTCCGCGTGCGGATTGTCAAGTTGTTCAGTGAGCGGATGTCGCCGATAGGCACGACATCCCCAAGATGGAACGGACAGAATACCCAGTCGTATATCAAGAACGCTCGTTTTGGCCGCGCGATGCGCGCCGCCTGGCACGTCACCACAAGCCCGAGCATCGTCGAGGAAAGAAGTGGTGCAACGAAGATCTCCTCGGCGGCAACGAGGTCGTAGCCGGCTCGATCGAGGCTCTGGAGAACTTCGCGGAAGAGGTGAGCCTTGCGGCGCAAGAAAACCGCCTCGAACTCGCCCGTGCAAAGCGCGAGAAAGGCCGCCCAGGCGAGGCAAGAAAGGTCCTGGATAGTCCCGTCGAGAACCCATGGAAGCAGAGCCAGACGAAGGGTGTATTGCGCGGCTACGTGAAGACCGCGGACGCAACCTGGTTCGAGGATGACAACTTCTCCGGGCTTGGGTTTCGAGATCCGGAGAAGGTCGAGAAGTTCAAGGCGGCCGCGACAGCTTCAATGTGGAAGCACTTTAAGCCCGAGGACATTCTTTTCGCGGTCTGGGAGGTCGATGAGCGCGGCCCACATCTCCACATCTACGCGCGTCACTGGAAGGAAACGGTGTCGAAGAACCGCGGGCGGCAGCAGCTCTTGCAACCAACCGACATGAAGCTCAGCAGGAACCCGGAGCGAGCCCAGGATCTCGTGGCAGATGACTTCGCTCATCTCGGCCTGGTGCGCGGTAAGCGGCACGCGGAAGAGCGCAGAAAAGCGAAGCGCGAAGGCAGGCCGATCCCGCCAAAGCCGAAGGTCACGAGCGTGCGCGACTGGGCGCTTGAACAGAGCATCGCGCGCCAGAAGGAAGAGCGGAGGGCGGCGGAAAACGCGCGATGCGAACGCGAGGCTGCAGAGGCAGCGGTCGCACACGCGGCGCGGGTCCGGAAAAAGGCAGCCGAGGAAATCCGGCGCAAGCAAGAAGAGGCACGGCAGGAACGCGTCGAGCAAAGCAAGCGGATCCGCGAAGAGTGGAAGCAGCGACAGGCCGCAATCGAGAAACGCGAGACGGAAATCGCCGAAAAGCAGGCTGCGCAGGACGCCCGAGACACGGACCTCGACCGCCGGGAGCAGGGTCTTGTTCAGCACCTCAAGGAGTTCATGTCTCTGGCGGATCCAATCCGCCAGGCGGCACGAAAAGCCGGGCTGACAGATCACCCCTTGGTCCAGTCTGGACTCGAAGCGGTCGAGAAGATGCGCGACCTTATAGGCCGCATCGGAGGCCGTCAGCGGACGCGGTAAGCGGGCACCATTTCCCGGGGCATGATCACGCCCCACGACCATCAGAACCGCTTCCTCGCGGAAATCTCAGCGGCACACGAGAGCCAGAGCAGAGTCCTATCGGTGCTCCCCACCGGAGGCGGAAAGACAGTTTGCACGGCCGAGGATACCAGGCGAAGGATTGAGCGCGGCCAGAAGGTGTGGATCTTGACGCACCGGCAGGAGATCGCGCGGCAGCAGCAGAAGACACTCCGAGCATTTGGCATCGAGCCGGGGATGATAATGGCCGGCGTTCGCGCGCAACCTGAGGCCCCGGTTCAGGTCGCTATGGTTCAGACCCTGGTGCGTCGCCTGAGGGAGGGCTTGCAGCTTCCCGATCACATCGGTGTGGACGAGGCGCATCACGACAAAGCTGCAACCTGGGGGACCATCCACGAGTTTGCGCCGGATGCCACAAAAACCGGCTGGACGGCGACGCCCGTGCCGGGTCTTCACAACTGCTTCGATACGATCGTCGAGGGGCCTTCCGCGACCTGGCTGACCAAGAATGGCTTCTTGGTGCCGGCTGAATACTGGTCACCCAATCTCCCTGACATGACAGGCATCCCGATCACCAGATCAGGAGACTGGAGCGCCGAGGAGATGTCCCGCGCTCTGGCCCGATCTCAGTGGCTTGGCGACCCGATTAAGTCGTGGCGGACCCACCTATGGCCCGACGCCACCGCGGTCGCATTCTGCATCAACAAGGCTCACGCGAAGGCGGAAGCTGACCGGTTCAATGCCGCCGGCATTCGGGCCGCCGTCCTGACCGGTGACGAGAACGAGAAGACCCGGGCCCACCTTCTCCGCGAGCTGGAGCCCGGCGGCGATCTGAATGTTCTCACGACCGTTGATGTTGTCTCAGAGGGATTCGACCTTCCCTCGATTGACTCTGTCTTCTTGATGCGTCCCACCAAAAAGCTTCACTTGGTGCGTCAGCAGATTGGGCGAGCGATCCGGACCTTCGAGGGTAAGACGAAGGGAGTGGTGCTCGATCACGTCGGCGCATTCTGGCAGCACGGACCGATCACGGATGAGATCGAATGGGACCTCAAGGAGGGCGAGACCAAAGCCAGCCGCGCGCGCCGCTTCGATACAGAGGGCCAGCCCCTTTCAATGATCCGATGCCAAAACTGCGGCCACAGTTACCCGGCGCAGCTTTCCGCCTGCCGTAAGTGCGGCGCGGAGCCTGAGCGCCAAGAGAAGCGGACGCCGATCTGGAAGGCGGCTGAACTGAAAAGACAGACAGAAGACGACGCCGCCAAGGCCAAGAAGGCGCGCCGCGAGGCATACGATCGGGACAAGAAGGCATGCAAGTGCCTCGCCGATTGGCAGGCGATGGCTCGGAAGTATGACCACGAGCCCGGCTGGGCCTGGCGGATGCACAATTTCCAGAAGAGGGGCAGCAAGCAAGCCGGTCGGAGACGGAAATCGAAGCCCGCAATCGGCGCGGACGGGTGGCCGGTATGACCAAGGGCAGAAAAGAAGCCCCGATCCAGTCCGAGATGCTGGACGGCGCAAATGAAGCGTTCTGGGGATTGTGGTGGCGACAGAATGCGGGGGAGGTTCTCACCGCAACAGGCCACAATACCTACCTCGGTCCAGAGGGGATCAGCGACATCGTCGGAGCGCCGGAAGGCGGGGCGCCGCTTTGCTTCTTCGAGGCGAAGCGCGAGAAGGGCGGGCGGCATCGCAAGGGCCAGAAGCAATGGCAGGCCTGGGCAGAGGCCGCAGACATGGTCTACGTGAAGGCGAATTCGAAAGAGCAGATGCTATTGGAGGCCCGGGATAAGATCCGGGCATGGTGGAAGCGACGGGGCATCGACTGGGAGCCTGCTGGCGATTTCGAAACCGCATTGCGAGGGGCTTAGGGCCAAACCCCATCAACAGGATCCGACAAGTCCGCCGGCAAAGTGAGTTCATCGAATTCAAGCTGCGCCAGCTGCGTCTCAAATGCCTGCCGGATCTTCCCTCGAATATCAGACGCCAGGTGGTCAATCCCGGCCGCCGCGGCGTAGAGATCCGGCATGCGGTCTGCCCCGACCACGCGCATCCGCTCAATCACCGACTTGCCACCCATGCCCAGGATTTCGTGCGCTGAAAGTCCCGCGCGCCTCAAGCCTTCTGGACCCGCGTCGGCTTCGACTTGCTCGAACCAGCATTTATGTGTCGGCCAAGGCGTGAGGGGTTGAGCGTGTGTCATCGGAATATCCTTCGTGTGTGTGTCCGGGACATAGGTCTCGAACTCACGAACCCGAAGCGTCGATCCTGTCGATTGCGCGGGACAAATGACGGCTCACGATACCTGCGCTGACGCCGAGGTCTTCGGCGACCTCGCGCATTTTCTTCTGCTCGACGATCAGGCCGGTCATTATGCGCCGCTGGCGTTCCGTTAGGTCCGTACCTGCAATCACGGCTTCGGCCTCCGACGCCGTTCCCATCCATCCACGCCATTTTTTGAAGCGCGGGCGGGTTGCCCCAGCTCGGGCCCTTTGCTCACTACGCACCACCGCTGCGACATGGCACTTTCGGCAGCGGGGATAGACATAGCCTTCATCCGCCCGCGGATGTCTGTAATACCCGCCCTGGACGGGCTTGACCTGGTCGCAGGATCGGCACCGCTTCACGAGTTCGCCCGCGTCGTTCATCGCGATGCCGGCGTGCAGCTTTTTGTGCTCGAGGCTCTCGACCGCGCGGAGGTTCGACAGGCGATTGTCTGTCTTTCGACCGTTGCGGTGATGGATTTCGATCCCGGGTGGGATTGGGCCGTGTGCCTTCTCCCAGATATACCGGTGCTCTGAAAGCTGTCGCCCGTCGGAGGTGCGTACAATTCGGTAGCCGTGTGGACTGATGAATGCATGGGTGATGTGTGTCATCACCGGGAATTCGCGCCCGGTCGGTGGGGTCGCTCGATCCACGCGAGAAAATCTTCACTGGATCAAACGCTGCTTCCCGGCTACAGTCGTCTCGAACAGAAAGGCGATCTGCATGCTCAAAGCTGAAGTCGACATCGCGAAGCGGACAGTGAACACCGACCGGGTTCAGATTACGATTGGCGAAGTTGCGACGATGTATTCCTCGGAGGAGTTGAATATCCTCCCTGATTTTCAACGCCTTCATCGCTGGAGTTTAGAGAAGAAATCGAATTTCGTAGAGTCTGTTCTGATAGGAATTCCCGTCCCACCAGTTTTTGTTTTTGAAACCTCAGAAGGTACATGGGAACTTGTTGACGGCTTACAGCGAGTGTCAACAATTCTCGAATTTATGGGAATCCTCCGGGACGTAGATAACCCGGCGGAGGTCAAGAGAAGCGTTCTATCAAGTACAAAATACCTTCCCAGCCTCGATCGGGTAGCCTGGGACGCACAGAACCCTGGCGAAACCACACTGGAGAAGCCTATGCAGCTCTTCTTCAGGCGAGCCCGCCTTGACTTTGAAATCTTGAAGCACCCAAGTGACCCGACTACGAAGTATGACCTTTTTCAGAGGCTGAACCGCGGCGGCGCATACGCAAACGAGCAGGAAGTCCGAACTTGCTCTATGGTTCTTGCTGATGAAGGTTTCACACAGCAATTGAAGGAAATTGCAAATCGCCAGCAGGTCCAAGCCCTCTTCAGTGTTACTCCGGAACAGCATAAAAAGCAGAAGGACTTGGAATATCTTGTCCGGCTAATCGTGCATAGCTTCGTGGAGTATTCTACGTCTATGGATATCGAGGAATATCTGAGCAGCGGAATTCTTGATGTGATTGAAGGAGGACACCAGATCGAAGCTATCGAAATGGTGAATTGGGTCGTAGAAACGCTCCAACGTGTTGGTGGCAATGATGCCCTTTTGCCGGCTGAAGAGCGAAACCAAGGTGTTGGCGGCGGTCGGCGTTTCTCACTTCGTGCTTTGGAGGTTATCGGGGTCGGTGTCGCAAAGAATCGAGCCGCTTTAATGGCGAGGCCCGATGCAGATGACTTCATTCGCGCTCAGATTGGAAGTTTCTGGAAGCATGAAATTGCAGCGGATTTGAGCGGCGCAGGAATTCGGGGCACAACCCGGATCCAGCGCAGTGTCCCTTTCGGCGCAACGTGGTTCAATCCGGATGTCCAAGAACATTGACGACTACTTCGATGACATTGATGCGGCGAGAACTATCCGTGTCAGGGAATTATCGGAGCTCAAGAGACTTTTTGGAACCCAGTCTGCCACGGCGGATCCCTTAGGAGTTCAGTCGAAAGCGCTTGTTGTCTTGAGCTACGCGGCTTGGGAAGGCTTCTACAATGAGTGTGTCGACGCTTACTGTGATTTTCTCCAGACCCGAGGAAAGAAAGTGTCTGATGCAGGCTGGAAGATGCTCGTGGGTGCACTGGGGGCAGAGTTCGACTCGCTGCGAGATAGGAACCATTCCCCCGTAGCGAAGCGGGAGTTCGTGGAGAAGCTCCAGACCAGGCTTGCATGCGACTTCACCGATTTCGACCGAAAAATAGTGAAGGCGAGATCGAACCTCGATTGGAGCAAGCTTGACCAGAACTTTCAAATTTTGGATTTCGACGCCACGGCGCTCTACGTACACCGCATCCGTCTAAACAAAGAGATCGTCGGCTGGCGACATGGAGTGGCGCATGGTGACGCCCCTAATCTTGGAGAACTCGATGCAAACCAGCACATTTCATTTGTCGGTCAGGTCATGACACTCGTTGCCGATGCTTTTCAAGAAGCAATGCTGCATCACGCCTGACACTATGGCTTCCACATCAACCCGGGTTTCCCGACCGCCCATCACCCCGGCCGAGGGAACTCTCACTCAGCAGCAACGGCTTGAAGATGCCGGGCGCGGTGCTTCGTCGGGCTCTCATACGCCTCAGCGGCAAGAGCGCGGTCGGCATCATATCTGACGAAGTCACGCGTGGCCCAAAGCCGAACCCGCGCGCCGCCGGACAGGCGGACGCGCTCAAGGTCGCCGCCGCCCTTCGACTTGAGGAATCGGGCGATCTGCTGCGTCGTCATGCGCGGGCCTTTCGCTTCACTGACCGTCGTCAAAGCGTCACGCAGGTTGATCACGCGGCGGTCAAACGGGGCGGCGTCGGACTGCCATGCGTCATCGAGCCAAGCCTCCCAGCCGCCGCGGGTGGCTTTCTGAACGATGCTCTTGTCGGCTGTAGCCGGTGCCGGAGCCTTCGGATTGAAATGTGAAAGGTCGCGATCGAGAAGGAATTGCGCAAAACCTGCGATGTCTTCACCCTCGATGTAGTCATACATGTCGACGTAATACTGCGGATCGCGAGGCTCCGCCCGGCTTATGACGACGAAATAACGACGGTCATTGTCCTCGATGTGGGCGGCGTTCTCGTTATTTGAGAACATCATGAAATTCGCGATATTGGGGATGTCGTATCCCTTCACGTTCTTTTCGTTCACGCGAACAACCGTCTGGGTCAGCAACGGCTTCAACTTGTGCGCAAGGTCTTTCCGGTCACCCGACATCGTCTCACCGACAACCAGGAGCTGCGCCCGCTTCATGAAGTCGTACCGGCCTTCGGCGATCATCTCTTCGGTTATTTCGGCCGTGTTGTGCTTGCCGAGGATGCGGAACATCGCATCGGCCAGCATGTTTTTCCCGACGCCGTGGTGGTCAGAAATGATCAGCGGCGCGTGATTGATCTTTCCGCCGGGGTTCTGGATCACATAGGCCATCCAGTCGAGCTGATGCTTGATCAGCGCCGCCCGGCCTTCGAAAAGGTAATTCAGGTGACGGAGCATCGGGCTCGGGTCGCCTTTCGCCGGCTGCAGCTCAGACGGCTTCCAGACGTTCAGCCAATCGACACCCTCGTCATGCGCGATTTCTTGATCCACGCCCGGCATATAGCGTTCATTGTGAACCCGGTCGGCATAACGGTCCCGCGCGAGGACCTTCATCGCGTCCATGGCGTTTCCATTATCGTCGAGCGGCATGGCATGTGCCTGGGCGTTGCTCAGAGCGCGAGTTGAGATCCAATCCCTTGCATGACGGTCCCAGACTTCATCGCGGCGGGCGGCATAGACGTACCGCTTTCGCAGCATTTTCATTGCCGCGGTGATATCATCGACCTCTTCCCCGGCATCGCCGAAATCCAGTTCTTCAGCCTGTGCGAGCTCCTGTTCGCGGCCTGCGAGGACCCACCACACATGCGTCGGGTCGAAGGATTGCAGTGATGCGATCAGATCTCTGGCGGCGGCTATGTCCGGGTCATCGTCTGCGTCTCCGTCGCCGTCACCTTCCTCACCTTCGATAACGCGCCTGACGGCTTCGCCGCTGACGCCAGCGCCTTTCTTGCGGATACCCGCAATTGCGCTCTTGGGGAGTGCGGAGGGACGGCGGCTCAGCGCCGGGAGCTTCTTTTTCATTGCAATATCCACTTGCTTACTTGGCTGTTTTCTTCCTCTTGAGCCGCCCCCGGTGGCCAGACCGGGGGCTAAACAGGTCCAAGTGGAAGGCGCGATTTCTCAATCGCAAAGGGGATATTGTTCCCGGGGGCGCACGTTCGAAATGATTTAGTTCACGAAATGTTCCAAAGTGTTTCACTCCACTGCCTGGGGCAGGCGGGACAGATGAACGGGCCGCGGGACAGAGCCTGTGTCCCGGCTTAACCTATTGGCATAAAATGAAAAATCGCTCTTGGGACAGACGGGACAGACGAATTACCGCTCATCTCTATACAGACACATACATAGTTAGAGTCATGCATACGCAACTAAGTATGTTTCACACATAAGAGTATTCTATTTTCTCTGTCCCATCTGTCCAAGAGGAAGATAAGTAAGAAAAAACAGGCGTTTATGCTGGGACAGAGGGGTTTGTTTCGTCTGTCCCAGTCTGTCCCGTCTGTCCCGGATATTTCCTTCGTCCCGTTTCGCACCCGCCTATGTCCTTCCCACTCTGAAAGGGAAAGGACACCATGCCAGACATACAGACAGACCTATGCAAAGTCGCCGGGAACCTCGATGCGGCGTTCCCGGAGCACGCGCCAATCGTTCTCTTTGCGACCGCACAGGAAAGACACATCGACAACAACGTGATCTCCAGTCTTTTTGCCGACTACTCCGGGCGGGTGAGGTGCAACGGCCCAGTCATCGAAAAAGCTTACGCGATCCTTCTCATGCTCGGGTATGGGCTGAAATGGCACGAGGGTGCAAAAATGGCATACGCTGTCTCCGGTTCCGCGAAAGGGCTGTGCGCGCATGAACGGATCGGGCTGAGGAGGATACAATGATACCCATCGAGATGGCAATGATGGAGCTTGAAGAGGATCTCGGCCGGGTGGCGGCCTGGATGGAGCATCGCCTCCCGGAGCTCGCACCGGTCAGCATTCACGCGATACTTCAGGACGAGGGCGCCCTTTTCTGGGAGATCGCGGATTTCGCAGTGAATGCACAAGGGCAAGAGATACGTGAGGGGCTGGCGTTTGAGGAGGCCAGGCGATGCCTTGAGCGACAAGGCTGGATAATCTGCTGGTATCCGAATTCGATCATCTCCGCCGGGGTTCAGTCACATGCTGCGAGGCTGTCATCGTTCGACTGGCTTAACACCCTGGTGCGGCTCGAAGATGGGGATCCGGTATTCGCTTCCGACTGAGCGGCCCCACGCCACAGGCCACATCTCCTCCGTATGAGCGGATGGAAAGACAGACAGGGTTCAGCACATAGCCGCGGTTATGGAGCCACATGGCGTAAGCGCCGTGTGGCTGCTTTGCGTCGTGACATGCGCCTATGTCAGCCCTGCCTGCAGGCGGGTCGCACGACCGAGGCCAAAGAGGTCGATCACATCATTAACCGCGCTGCCGGAGGTGGTGAGAGCCTGGAGAACCTCCAGTCGATCTGCACGCCATGCCACGCGGAGAAGACCAAGCGCGAAGCCATGGCGGCGAAAAGCACGCGACCGGTGATCGGGCTGGATGGGTGGCCGATCACACAAGGAGAGAAATAATGAGCAAACTGACCTGCAGCATCTCTATCCCGCGCTGGCGCTTCGCCATGGCCATGGTGGCAGCCGTGCTCGCCGGCTTCGTGCCGGCAGGCCGTCGCGAGAGCGCCCTTCAAGCGATTTGCGGCTGGTATGTCCGCGGCGCAAGGCTCCAGGCCACATCTACTGACTGAACACCGGAATTTTGGAGTTTTCGAGGCGGGGGGTGGTCAAATCTTCAGAGCCTTCAACTGGGGACCGGAGGCGGGGACACGACTCTTTTTGAATGGGAAGAATTTTTCAATTTCGGTGAAGTGACATGGCGGGCAAAGCAGGCAGATCAGGCAAGAAGAGCGCAGAGGCGCTGAGTGTCGTCGCAGAACACGCGATCGGCCCGGCGCGCGCCGAGGCACCCGACCACCTCACACCTGACCAGGCCGAGGAGTGGCGGCGCGTCGTTGATGCCTGCGCGAGTGACTGGTTCCCGGCCGAGACGCACGGTACGCTCGAGGGCTACTGTCGGCACACTGTGTCGGTGCGCGAGATCGACGCTCTGGTTGAAGAGGTGAAGGCCGGCGACGGCGAGCCGATCGAAAAGGTCGGAGCGCTCGACAAGCTCCTGAAGATGCGAGACCGCGAAGGCCGTGCTGCCATGGCGCACGCTCGCTCGTTGCGGATCACCAACCAAGCCCTGACCAACCACAAGAAAGACCGCAGCCCGCAAGACGGCGGCGGACAGGCGAAGAAGCCGTGGCAGGTATGAGGCGTAGTGCGCACGAAAAGCTGGCGCGCCGTGAGGCTTTGGTCGCGATGGATCTGTCGGAGCGCGCCATCCGCAACATCCTATGGCTCGAAGATCACTGCAAGATCCCGGACGGCAAGCTGGTCGGCAAGCCGCTCGTGGTCGCCGATTTCATGTGCGAAGACCTCGATTTGATATTCCGCGATCCGGAAGACATCCGCGGACCGGTCAGCAAGGCCATCATCAGCCGCCCCCGGAAGAATGCGAAGTCGGTCGAAGCGGCAATGATCGCGCTGCTCTACCTGCTCGGCCCCGAGGCCGCGCCGATGACCGAGGTCTATTCCGGCGCGATGGCACGAGAGCAGGCGGCGATTCTTTTCAAGCTGCTGTCTCGAATGATCAGGATGAATCCGGATCTGCTGAACAACTGCTCGATCAAGGACAGCACCAAAGAGATCACGGTGCCGGATCTGGGGTCGTACTACCGCGCGATGTCGAAAGACGGCAAGACGGCGCACGGCCTCTCTCCCCGCCTGGTGATCCTCGACGAGATGGGCCAGGAGCGGAAAGAGACGAATGACCTGATCGAAGCTCTGGTGTCCGGTTCGGCCGCGCAAGAGGATCCGCTTATTGTCGCGATTTCGACCCAGGCGCCGAATGACGGGGCATGGCTCTCAAAGGAGATCGACAACGCTATTGCATCCGAGGATCCTGCAATCGTTGTCCGGGTCGATGGGGCGCGTCTCGACCACCCGGATCCGTTTTCGCGGGAGGCACTGGAGGAGGCAAACCCGGCGTGGGCTGTGTGGCAGAACCAAGAGTATATGCTGCAGCAAGCGAAAGAGGCGGCGCGGCTGCCCTCAAAGCAAGCCAGCTTCCGCAACTTGTATTTGAACCAGCGCGTGTCAGCCGAAGAGCCCTTTATCGAACGGGCGATCTGGGCTGAATGCTCCGCTTCTCCCAAGCCTCTTTCTGAATGTCTGTCTGTCTTCGGCGGCCTCGACTTGTCCGAGGTGCGAGACCTGACCGCCCTGGTCTTGGTCGGGATTGACGAAGACGGCGGATGGCACGTGCATCCGACTTTCTGGCTGCCGCACGAAGGCATAGAAGCCAAGAGCGGTGCCGATGCCGTGCCGTATGACCGCTGGGAGGAAGAAGGATTCCTGCAGACCACGCCGGGCCGCACGGTGGATTACGGTTGGGTCGCTGAGCAGATCTGGGAGCTGGTGGGTGGTCTTCCAAATTTGAAAGGTCTGGCCTTCGACCGATACAATTGGAGGCACTTCCGGCCATACCTCGAGAAGGAAGGCTTCACCGAGGATCAGCTCGAAGGGGATGAAGCCCTGTTCCGCGAGTTCGGCCAGGGCTTTATTTCTATGTCGCCTGCAGTCCGGACGCTCGAAAGCGCCATATTGGATAACCACCTGCGCCACGGCGATCACCCTATCCTGACGATGTGCATGGCGAATACGCGCTTGCAGAAAGACCCCGCCGGCAATCGCAAGCCTGCGAAGCACAAGAGCACTGGTCGCATCGACGGAATGGTTTCTCTGACCATGGCCGCTGGTCTTGTCGGCGACGGCGAGCCAGAGGCCACATCTTCAATGTACATGGATGATCACGAAATATTGGTGCTTTGATGCTTAGACTTTTCACGAAAGCCACGACTTACACCGTGGATCAGCTCGCGGGCATCGCGGAATACATCCGCTACGGCACATCGACCGGAAAGACGATTTCGGAATGGAACGCTCTTGATGTCGGCGCTGTATATGCCTGCGCAAAGGTCATCGCGGAGGACGTCGCGAAGATGCCCGTGCGCGTGCTTTCCGAGACGTACGACGCCGGTGGCGTGCGCCGCACGACGACTGATCGCGGGAACTGGGCACACAAGCTTCTCGCGATCCGGCCGAATTCATGGCAAACGGCATACGAATTCTGGGAGGGCATGCTCTTTTCGGCGGTTCTCGGAAACGGTGGCCTCGCTGTGATCGCTCGAGACGGCCAGGGCCAGCCTCGCGAGCTCCTGCCGATCCCGATCGGGTCTTGGACCGTCGAGCAGATGCCTGATTACGAGCTGCGGTATCGCGTCGATTACGCGGACAAGACGCACGGCTATTTCCGCGCCAAGGATGTCTTTGTGATCCGCGGTCCCGGTCTCGACGGTTTTCAGGCTCTACCGGCGGTGAAACAGGCGCGCGAGGCGATTGGGCTCTCTCTGTCCCTTGAGCAACAGCAGGCAACACTGGCTGACAACTCCGGTCGCCCGTCCGGCGTCTTGAGCTTCGACAATCCGGTGAAGCCCGAAACCCAGGAGAAAATCCGCAACACCTACAAGTCAAAGTTCGGCCCCGGCGGATCCGGCGGGCTGATGATCCTGGACGGCGGCGCGAAATTTCACAACATGACGATGTCGATGGTGGACTCGCAGTATATCGAAAGCCGCCGACTGCAGATCGAGGAGATCTGCCGTTTTTTCCGCGTCCATCCGACGAAGGTCATGCAATACGACAAGGCCGCGACCTTTGCGAGCCAGGAGCAGCACAGCCGCGCCCACGTGAGCGACACCCTGATGCCCTGGGTGCGCCGCTCCGAGCAAGCCGCACAGCGCGATATCCTCTGTTTCTCAACCACGCACCGCGTGGATTTCGACGAGCGGGCCCTTTTGCGCGGTGACCATAAAGACCAAGCGCAATACTACACCCAGGCGCTGGGTGCCGGGGGTCAGCCGGGCTGGATGACGGTCAATGAGATCCGCTCCGAGCGCGACATGAACCCGATCGAAGAAGATTGGGCAAATACCGTGCCGCAGGGTGCGATGAACCCAAGCGAGGCCGCCGCCGGGGCCACATCTCCAAACCAAGAGGAGACGTGATGAGCGATATCGAGCATAAATTTCTGCGCCTGGATGTGAAGGCATCCGATGACGGCACGATCGAGGGCTACGGCTCTGTGTCCGGAAATGTCGATCGCGGCGGCGATGTCGTGATCGCGGGCGCATTCGCGGAAAGCCTGGAGCGCATGGGTATGCCCAAGATGCTCTGGCAGCACGACATGCGCGAAGTCATAGGCGTTTGGGACGAGGCTTCCGAAGATGAGCGCGGGCTGCGCCTCAAGGGCCGCTTTGCACTCTCGACGCAGAAGGGCCGCGAGGCCCACGAACTGGTAAAGATGGGCGCGCTGAACGGCCTTTCGATCGGCTACTCGGTGCGCGACGATGTGATGGAAGACGGGGCGCGGAAGATCAAGGCCGCGGATCTCTTCGAGGTTTCGGTCGTCACGATACCCATGAACGAACAAGCACGCATCGACGCGGTGAAGGCCGCCGAGATGACGCAAAGAGATTTCGAGAAGAGGCTCACGCAGGACGCTGGCTTTTCCCGAACCGTCGCACGGGCACTGATGTCCGGCGGCATTGAAGCTGTCAAAGGCATGCAGGCCGCTGCCGATGATGAGCGTGAGCTGCGCGAGCTACTGAAAGCCCGCGTTTTCAATCAGTCATAAATCGAGGAAGAGCAATGCCCCTGGATAACGAAACGAAGTCCCTCATCGAAGAGGGCAACCGGACCATCACCGAGCTTCGCGGCAAGGTGGAATCCCTCGAGGGAAAGACGGCCGATATCATCGACCGCGACACCCTCGACAAGATGAAGGCTGACCTGGCAGAAAACTTCAAGAGCGAGTCCGCTGCCAAGACCGAGCTGAAGGCTCTCGAGGATCGGCTCGCCGAGATCGAAGCCAAGGGCAACCGCCCCGGCCAGGCCGCACGCGGTGGCGACGCTCTTGTGCAGGAGCACAAGCAGGCGTTCATCAACTACGTCCGGAACCCTGACGACCCCTCTGCCCAGTCCGAGCTGCGCGCCATCGAGAAGAAGGCCTCCGAGGTCAATACCGGCACCGGTTCCTCAGGCGGCTTTGGCGTTCCGCAGGATCTCGCAACCACTATCGGGCGCCTTGCCCAGGATCGCTCCCCGATCCGGCAGATTGCCCGCGTTCAGGCCGGCTCCGTTGCTTACGAAGAGTTGATGGACCTCAACGGCTACGGCACCGAGTGGGTTGGCGAAGGTGGAACCCGTAATCCGACCGACACGCCCGAGCTGGCCCGCATCGCGCCGTCCTACGGTTCGATCGTCGCCAAGCCCCGCGTGACCTTCGAGAGCCTCGACGACCTGTTTTTCGATGTCGAAGGCTGGCTTTCGGGTGCTGCCGCTCGCGAGATCGCCATTGCCGAAGGCAAGGCGTTCGTCTCCGGAAACGGCACGAACAAGCCGCTCGGCTTCCTGTCCGGAACGCCGACCGATGAAGTAGACGGTGTTCGCGCATTCGGAACGCTTCAGTTCCGCGCGACCGGAGTTGCCGATGCGCTCTCCGACACGCCGTTCGACGACATTATCCGGCTCAAGTATGGCACCAAGGCACAGTATCGCGCCAATGCGAAATTTGTGCTGAACTCGAACACCATGGCAACATACGCAACGGTGAAGGACGACCAGGGCCAATACCTCCTGCAGCGCGCTGTCGCACAAGGTGCGCCGGACATGCTGTCGGGTCATGCCGCGGCCGTCGCCGAAGATATGCCCAACATTGCCGCGGACGCGTTCCCGGTTGCGTTCGGCGACTTTGACGAAGGCTACCTGATCTCCGACCTGCACGGGATGCGCATTCCGACACATCCGATCAGGTGTTCCGACGACATATGATCAGCCATTCCGGAGTATCCGATCACCCCGAGATGACGCCGTCGGGCGCGGTTTGGTAATGGCTCCTTGGCTTGGCCCGGT